TATTGTTTCTTCCATAGTTTTTATGATTAATTTTGATTCGTGGTCCTTGATTGAAAAACAAAGTTCATCGTGTATTTGTATGTGAGGCACTATACCTTGTTCATAAAGATCCACCATTGCCTTTTTTGTCATATCAGCAGCTGATCCTTGTATTAACTTATTAAGGGCCTTATAAGTAAACGCTGGAGTATAGTATCTTTCAAAATAATCCATGTAGTTTGGTTCAATTTTATTTTGCTTATATTTATCTAGCATTTCTGCTTTAAATGCCTCTCTTGCCTGTTCCTCTGTGTACAAAGGCACTTCGTTAAACCTGTTTGTTTCCGAGTTCCATTCTTTATTCGTGGTTTCCCACTTATCAAACCTGCAAAACCTATCGTACAAAGTAAATAATAATTTATTTTCTTTTGCAAATTGTATAAGATCTTGTGACAATTGTCTTACAAAAGGCACACGGCTGTGATATTCGTTGAATAAACTTCTTGCTTTATTTTTATCTAATCCTAATTCTTTTTGTAGTTTAATTTTACCCATGCCATAGAAAAGACCTAAGTTGATTGTTTTTGCCTGTTTCCTGGAGATATTAGCCATGTCAGCAACGATTTGATGAAAATCGGCATCATCCCTATCAAATTCATTTTGTAAGCTCTCTGTGCCTGGTAGACCTAATTTAATAGCATAGTGCACTACAATTCGTGGTTCTTGTTGTGAGTAGTCAAAACTACCCCATGTATGGCCCTCTTCAGGAATAAATAACTCTCTCATTTTTTTACCAATATATCCTTTAGATGGAATTTGTTGTAAGTTTGGATTGCTCATAGAAAATCTTCCTGTTACTGTTCCTCCTTGATCTGATCTAATTTGATTTATGTCTGCATGTATTCTTCCTTCATAAACATAACCTAAAAGTCCTTCAATAAAAGTATTAACTGCCTTGTCATATTCTCTTGCCTTTGCAATCATACGCAAACATTTATTACGATGTGTTTTTAAATAATCTTTTGGTAATTGAGGCATTTTAGATTTAGGTGTAACTTTGTAGTCAGTGATCTTTTGCTGTTCTAATAAATTTTTAATAGATGCAGCTGCCCAAATATCAACTTTAAAAGTTGTTTTGTTTTCTATGGCTTTAACAATTTGATTTTTTCTTTTTTTTAAATGTTTACCAAATTCAATAGCTTTTTGGACATCTATTTTAACTCCTTTAAACTTCATGTCAACTAGACAAAGAAATAATTTTGTTTCTAACTCAAAAATTTTTCTACAATTTTTTTGCTCTCCATCTTCTTTTGTGTATAATACTTCGTCAATTTTTTTGTTAAATAAATTCCATAATTGAAAAGTTAAATTTACATCTTGTTTTGCATACTCTTTAACAATTGAAGAAGGTAGTTTGTGCATATTAGTTATGGGATCTTTTACTGTACCGCCTGACCACTCTAATGTTTTTTGTTGTAAATCGTATTTATATTTAGAATCATTTAAATAATCTTTTGAAAGTGAATCTAAAGAATATTTAAATCTATTTTCATTAATAACAGACGCTGCTATCATAGTATCAACAATTCTACCTTTAATCATTTTACCAGTTACAGCTCTGATCCAACACACATCATACATTGCATTATGAAATACTTTTGTAATTTTTTCGTTTTGAAATATTTTTTTATTTAAAACATCCCAAATTCTTTCAGTTTTTTTTAAATCAAGATTAATGTCAGAGTGTTGTAAAGGAAAATAAGCAGTATCTTTATCTGTTGCAACAGCAATACCACAAATAAAACCATCATTTCTAATAGCTCCCAATCCTTTTGTTTTTAAATTTGGATCATATGTTTCTATATCAATAGCAACAGTATCAATATTTTTTAAATCTAAATCTTCCGGTGTATTACACATTATTTATCCCCCATGAGTTTGATTTTGGTTTTATTTCTTCTTTCACTTCTTCAGGATAGTCTCTATCGATCGCCATGTCAATGTAATGTTTAGCTTTTAATAAATCTTCTTTTTGATTTTTTTGTTTGTGGCGACACAAATATTTAATTGCGTTTCCTTCCGCAAACGGAATATTATTTCTGTTAATAAATTCTGATGGCTGAATGACCATAGACTTATAGTGATCCCCACCTACCTGCTTTTTGTATATTGGTTCTTTCATTATCTAACTCCTAACGTATATTTATCTTGTGATGCTATTGTCCAACAATCGTATTTACCACGACTGTAAGCTACATATTTTAATCTTAATTGTGTAAAGTAATCCTCCGGTTGAAACCTTGAATTATCTACAATTACATTGTCAAATGTAAGTCCTTTTACTTTGTGTATATTTGCATATTTAACTCTTGGTTTTTCATCTAACCCTCCTTGACGAATAACTTTTTTTATATAAATCATTTTTTTATCAAATTCCTCTTGCTTCAAACCATTTTTTAAAGCTATTAAAGTAAAATCTTTTTCTTGAACAGAAGACTGTTTTAGTAAATTTAATTTTATTAAATCATGTATTGTATAATCTTTATCAATCCAATCTTCAAAATCATATTGTCCTTCACCCCTTACAACAACTTTACTGCCCATGTAATTCCAAAAATCTTTTATCTGTTTTAATGACATTGGTTTACCTTTTATAAACTTTGGCCAAAGTTTATGACATTCAAGTTCTTTATTTGAAACATAAGGAGAGTTTTCTAAATAAGCAAATTGTATACCATGTCTTATTAAAAATTTTCTAATCCAGGCATCCACTGGTTTTTGACGATATGTAAATAAAAAAGTTTCTTTTGTATTTTTTATTTTATTTATTAATAGCTGTAATGAACTACAATCTCTTGATAGACTAGCTAATTTATGATGTTTACCGACTATGTCTGTTGGTTTCCAAATTCTATGAGTCCCATAATAATCCCAAATAGGTTTTATAATTTCTTTACATAAAGCATTAATGGTTTGACTACATCTATGTCCTTGTTCTAATTCTTTAGCACCTTTAGATAATTCATAAAATTCTCTTGCATCAGCCCCTGCCCATTCAAATATTGTTTGATCGGGATCGCCAACAAACCAATACTCATCTGCATTTCTAGATATTTTATCTAAAGCTATTTTTTGAGTTTTATTACTATCCTGCGCTTCATCAACTATTAAAGCTTTTATGTCAGGGTTTTTAGATTTATCAATAAAACGCTTAATCATATCTGGAAAATCTAATTTACCATTTTCTTTATTATATTTTTCTACAATTGGCACCATATTCTCTATGTTATTTATTGAATACCCATGATATTTTTTGTTAGATATTTTCCAATGTTCTTTAAGAGACCTATTAAAACCATAAGCCTCTTTTACAAATTTAAAGTAACCATGTTCTCTGTTATTAAATTCCGATTCTGTTACTTTGTGTCTTTGAAAAATAGAATCAATTATACATAAATTTTTATAATCGTCGTAGTCAAGAACTTGTTCCCCTATGGTTGCTTTTTTTTTACAATAATGATGTATGGTGCATATATTGTGTTCTAATGCTGTTTTTGTTACACCCTTCATTTCTGGTAGTTTTAATATTTCATCTTTAATTTCATCAGCCGCAACATTTGTATGTGATAAAATTATAATTTTTTCATAATTAAATTTTTTTAATAATTCTACATATTTACTTGTTATAAATGTAGAAGTTTTACCGGTGCCTGGTGGTCCTACCATAAACTGAAGTTTATTGCTCATTAGTTATCTCTTCATATTCACCATCTACAATTAAATCTTCTTTATCTATTTTTTGATTTATCATCCGCCATGACACACAAGATTTAGTTCCATATTTACCGTGATTTTTTTTAGCTTTTAATATTTTTTGACATTTAATAACAAGATCAACTCTTGCTAAATTTACTTTTTGTCTATGTAAATAATCTTCAAATTTATCTAAATTAAATTCTAAAACATTTTTTTCTTGATTAAAATAAGGCATACCAAAATATGCTAATTCTTTTTTATTTGTGTATGCTTTTTCCTCTGAAATGTAATTTTTAAAATGTTTTATAAATCTTAAATCTTCTTCTGCATCTTCTACATAATCTTTAGATTTTTCTCTTGCTTCATATTTTCTTCTCATAATTTCTTCAAAGTCTGAAGCTTTCATTTCTGGAACCCAAACAGATGCTTTACTAATTACAGAATCATAAAATAATTTTTTATTTCTTAATGTGGGACCATCTACTGTAATTGTTTTTTCTACAGCCTCGCCTTGTACAACTGCGTTTATTTTTACAAAATATCTATCACTACCATACTCTATGATCTGTCCTATTGATTGTTTTGCTTCTTCACTTGTTGCTTCTTGCACACCAATCCAACTAAAAATTATTGCAATTGTTTTTGTAGAACAACCAATAATTTCTGCTAGTTTAGGCATGCCAAATTTTCTGTTTGCCTTTTTATGTGAAGTACCTTTCTTTTTTCTCTTTTCACCTTCTTCATCTTTTGCTGCAATTGCAATTTTGTAAATAAAATCATCTATTTCATCTACGTTCCATTCTGTATGTTTTATTAAAACACCTGCTATTGCAGTGCAGTAATCATCTCTTTGTCCACTTCCCGCATAAGTAATACACAAAGCTGCTGCTAAAGCCACTTTACCTATATCTACTTTTAAATTTCCAGGATATTCATCTATGCCTTCGTATTTAACCCATTGAACTATTTCATTTGTTGTATGATATTTTGTTTCTGGAACTAACGTATATTTATTAGCCCCATGTCTTATTTCACAAAGTGTTGCCCCATGACCGTAATCTTTGTAATAATTTTCTAATTCTTTTGGTAATGCAAATTTTTTATAGTCTGATGTTCCAGACCAAAGATAATGACTTGA